TAGCTACGGAGTTTCCGCCGTAGTCTTCAAGCCGAACGCCGGCCTACGCCTTTCGGCGTGGCACCACCTCACCTTCATTACCACCCCCACCGCTGTGCAGGCACAGCATTTCTGGCCAAGGGACCACTTCCCATTACTCGCCACTGAACATTAAGGAACCGAAGTTCGCAAGTTCCTTCAGGGCGAGGTCCTCTCTTATACTGACGTAATCTGCAGGCAGAAAACGCAGTTCTTCTTCTCCCCTACCAGCCGGCACCTTCAGTGCCTTCAACTTACTGAGGTAAGTAAGCCGCGACCAGGGCCTCACGGCCCTGTACTGGTAGGTCCGACGTACAAACCCCACCGTCGGGTTAAATACGTCTCTCTTCCTCCCTCCCTCCCGACCAGTTGCCCAAATGTGCAGAAACAAGGCAACGCGCTCGTCGGGATCTAGCTGTCTACGGACAGGTAGAAGCGATGTGGAAAGCTCTTTGGGAGCCTCCGGTAGACAGGTGAAGTGCCTGTTCCACATCGACCGATGTCGCTCGTGAGCGACATAGGACTTCGGGTTTAACCGAAGCTGGGTTGGGAGGAAACCCCATTTCTTGCCGATTCTGGACCGAATAAAGGCATCGGTCCAGGGTACTGACCAGGCGACCGCTTTAGCAGCGTGCAGCATCCCTGGGTAATCGGCAAGAAAACCACCTCTCCGCAAGTGGCGAATCTCGCGCCACTTGCCTCCTCTACCTTTCAGAAACGCGGTCGAGTTGATCTCTGCAACCGTTTCTGATCGAATTGTCTTCAGATCGTTTAACTTGTATCCGCTAGGATAATCTGAGACTTCGAGATAGCGGTGTGACGATACAAGCGTGTCATCACCGTTAACAAGGACGTTCCCTTCTTCCCCGCGTAGCGCCCAAAGCGCTGCGAGGTAAGAGTGAAGGGAAAGGAGGGGAAAGGAGAGGTAGCTCCCCATCATCTGCCCATGCGATACTTCCTTTTCCTCACCGGCGCAATCAACAAGTGGCCGGAGCGACTGGAACGCCCGTAAGCGTACCGGTCCAGGAATGATTATGCTCTTTCGAAGCAAAGAGCCAAGTATCGCCTCTGTCACTTCGAGTGACAGGTTGTCTGTGGCGCTCACCAGATCTACCGAGGTCTGGCAAGGGTAAACACAGGCAGATGATATTTTCTTCTCCGTGGGAGGTCCAACAAGGCGCCACTCCTGCCGCATCAAATGCGACTCGATGACTTTGTGAAGAGGAGCTAGTATTTCGGTGCTCTCGTCATAAATGACGAGAGGTCTGCACTTACCAGCGCTCATCACTTCCTTGTACCGGGCCCTGACTGGCTGATCGATCGGGATAGATCGGCCAATCATGCACTGCCCACGGAATTCTTTGCCTCTACCGCGGAAATGATGGTCGGCTCGTTTCGCCGTCATTCGCGCAGTTGGATTCGGTATATGCTGCCAGACAAAATCAGCATAATCCCGGTCCCATCCGAGAGGGAAGATACGAGAAACCTCACGACGAACGAATCGGAGGTACTCGGAAGAAGGGGAGGGGGGAATAGAGAACGCGTTCTGCTCCCAAGCAGGACGCGCGGAGGGCGTATGCTGACGGCAGCCTGCAGGCAGGCTCCGT